TCCGCGTCAACCCACTCAAGGGCGTGCGCAAGCCGACGACGCTGGCGAAGCAGGCCGCCGCGCGCGCCGAGCAGGCGGCCGAGCAGGAGCGCCGCGCGCTGGCGCCTCGCGTGTACGGGCACATCGAGGGTGTGCCTATGGAGAAGCCCACGCTGGCGGATGTCCGCGAGCACCGGCCAGACCTGTTCGTGCCGTCGGAGAACGGCCTCGGGACTGGCGAGGGGCTGGACGAGCTGGACAGCTCGAAGGCGTAGCACCGCCGCATCGGAGTCGCCGCTTCATCGAAAGCGGACATGACTCAAGAGATCGACCAGCGCGAAGCAGCGCGTTTTCTGCTCAAGCTCAAGCGGGCAAGCCTGTCGTTCGGCGGCTTCATGTCGTACCTCTACGAGGACTTCGTGTGGCCGAGCTTCATGACGGAGTACCAAGAGGTGCTCGACCTCCTGGAGAAGGACGCGCTCGTTTCTCCCGGAGGCAACCCGATCCGGCAGCTCCTCGTCACGATGCCGCCTCGGCACGCCAAGAGCTTCAACGGGACGGTCAACTTCCCTGCCTACCTGCTGATGCGCAATCCGACTCGGGAGGTGCTCATCGGCAGCTACAACGACGAGCTGGCGACCACGTTCGGGCGGCAGACGCGCGACATCGTGATCGACCCGCGCGTGCGCAAGGCGTTCCCGAGCGTCGAGCTGTCGCGCGAGACGCGCGCCGTTGACTTCTGGAAGACGAAGGCCGGTGGCGCTTACTACGGCGTCGGCATGGACGGCACCACCACCGGCCGGGGCGCGAACTTCGTCGGCATCGACGACCCGTACAAGAGCCGCAAGGAGGCCGACAGCGCGACGATCCGGCGTCAGGTGTGGGATCACTACGCCGCCAGCTTCCGCTCGCGCATGCAGCCGACGCGAGGCGGGCAGCCGCCGTCGATCCAGGTCACGCACACGCGCTGGCACCCCGACGACCTGGCTGGCCGAATCATGGAGACGCCGGAGTTCAAGGCCGGCAAGTGGCTGCACCTGAACTTCCAGGCGCTCACCACGAAGGAGCGCGGCGTCTACATCCGACGCAACAACCTGCCGGCCGACGACCTGCGCTACGTGCCAACGGAGATGCTCAGCGAGTCGCTGGCGACGCACGACCGCGTGGTGCAGGAGGAGACGGAGGTCGCGCTGTGGCCCGAGCGGTTCGACGTGAAGTTCCTCAATGAGCAGCGCAGCATCATGCTGGAGAGGGAGTTCTCGGCGCTGTACCAGCAGCAGCCCTACGTCGTCGGCGGCAACATCTTCAAGGAAGCCTGGCTCAAGCGGTACAAGCCCGACGAGCTGCCAGAGTTCTCCGCCGTCGTCTTCGGCGTCGATACGGCGTTCAAGGCCAAGGCGCACAACGACTACTCGGTCTTCACCATCGGGGGCGTCACGGAGTTGGGCGACATCTACGTCCTGCGCGTCTGGCGGGAGAGGCTGGAGTTCCCGGAGCTGAAACGCAAGGCGGTCGCCCTCAACGCGGCCTACCGTGGCAAGGGTCTGCGCGGCTTCTTCATCGAGGACGCCGCCTCCGGCCAGCCGCTGATCCAGGAGTTGAAGCGCGACACTGGCGTTCCGGTCATCCCGTGGAAGCCAGGCGCGGCCGATAAGGTGGCGCGCGCGAACTCCGTCACGCCGCTCATCGAGGGAGGTCGCGTCTTCGTGCCGGAGGAGGCCGACTGGCTCGACGACTGGCTCACGGAGCTGGCCTCGTTCCCGTCGGCCAAGCACGACGACCAGGTGGACTCGTTCGTCATCCTGCTCGACGTGCTCTCGCGGATGATCGTCACCGGCCAGCCGAATTGGGCGGCGCCAATCGGCGACTTCATCAAGGAGCCCGACTTCGCCGGAGCTGGAGCCTTCACCGGCCAGGAGCTGAAAGCCGACCCGAAGGGTTGGGCCGGCGGCTTCGGCTCGGTGTCCGGCGACTTCGACAAGGTGTGGAACGGGTGGGGTCAGTAGAGGCGAAAAAAGAGCCCGCTCGTGGCGGGCTCAAGGCACTTGCAAAGGAGTCGCCGGGGTGTGGCGACGAACTGAGTATCAGGCGGCCTCCACACCGGCATCGTCGGTGCTGTCGTCCTCCTCGCGCGGCAAGCCGGGCCGCCGCGTGAAGCCGGCCTCGCGCAGGCGCTGGCTGCGCGTCTTCGTCTCCTCCCTGTAACGCGAGTACGGCACCACGTCGTCGTCGGCCAGGATCACGAACTGAGGCGTCCGGCGGATGACCTTCGGCACGGTGATGCCGATGCGCGAGTAGAGGAACGCGACGGCCGACGAGATGTTCGGCCGCTGCTCGACGTAGGCGATGGCGCGGTCGCGCGTCAAGGCGATGTAGGCGTCACCGTCCACCCGGAAGCGGAAGACCTTGCCGCTGCGGTCGAGTCGCGTGATGGCCGACCAGAGCTGCTTGCGCGTGAAGAGCAGGTTGCACTCGAAGTCGATGATGCTGGCGCCAAGGCCGACTCGCGACTCCAGGAACTTGATGATGGCAGCCTCGATGACGGATTCGGTCATGGCTGCGCTCCAAGCTGTCCGAGGTTCTCGGCGAGCTGCGCGACCGCCGCGAAGTAGCCATGATCGTCGGCCGGGTCGTCTTTCTCCTTCATCTTTTCCTTAAGGTTTACCTTAGTCTTTTCCTTACTGGATCGCTCTGATCCCTCGTGAAGGATCACTCCGATCTCTCTCAGGGATCGCTCCGAGCCGTAGCAGAGATCACTGCGGACAGCCGACAGGTTCACCGAGTAGTGGTTCACGCTGCGCTTGCTGCGAGTCACTCGCACCAGGCCAAGGGTTTCGAGCTTCGCAACCGCGCGCTTGACGGTTGCTGTGCCGAGGCCGGCGTCGGCGGCGATGCGCTCGATGCTTGGGAAGCTCTGGCGGGACGAGTGGCTTTCTCTGAGGGAGAGCGCGAGCAGCACGGCTTTCGCCGGGCCGGCGACCCTCACTTCGAGGGCTTTGTAGGCGGTATCAAGGCTCATTGTCGGGGTGGTTGTGTCGGACACAACGATGATCCCTCCGCCGACGCCCCGCGTCAAGCCGGCCGAGAGTTGCAGACCACGCAACGCGAGTGTGGCGGCGGCGGTACAACCGGGCAATGAGCAGCCAAACTCCTTGGGTGGACTACCGCGCGCAGGGCTCGGACACGTCCTGCGTCATCGCAGACCTGTCGCCCAACGTGCAGCAGCTCGTCGCCTACGAAGACATCAGCGACCTCCTCGAACCCGAGGCGGAAAAGCGGCTGGTGGACTTCGTTCGCACGATCTCCGTGATGTCGCACACCTCGATCTCCAAGAGGTACGACGCCTGGCGGGAGGCCGACCGCGCGCACGACCTCTACGTGCCGGCGGAGTCCACGGCGTTCCGCAACAAGGTCGTCATCTCCGACACGCGCGCCATCGCCGACACGGTGCTGACCTACTTCATGGCCGCAATCACGGGCCGGAATCCGATGTTCCAGCTCGAAGGCATGAACCGCGATTCGCGGAGGCCCGCCGCGTTGCTGGAGCGCGTCATCCATCAGCAGATGCGCAACGGCGCCGGGGAGGCGCGGCTCGCGCAACTGTTCCTCGACAGCCTGCGCTACGGCTTCGCGCCGACGAAGTGCGTGTGGGTGCCGAAGGCCAACACGAACGTCGTGGTCAACCACGATCCGCGCAAGACGTTCGCCGACCCGCGCGTGAACGCAGGTGCCGTCGATCAGATGGGCTTCATTGTCTTCTCCGACCACGCCTCCGCGACCGCGCTCCTGCGCTCGGGCATGTACCCGAAGCTGCGCAAGTACCCGCGCATCCTCCAGGGGATGACGGTCGCAGGGTGGGAGAGCCACGCCTGGCACAAGGAGATGGGCCGGGGCTGGAACATCGACCCGATCACGAACCGCGACGGCGACGCCGGCTACTTCAAGGTCGGCGCCAGCCACGTCATCGACGAGGCGTGGATTTGCTTCGACGGGCGCCAGCTCGGGCTGCCGCAGCTCGGCGAGGTGTGGATGGTCGTCACGATCCTCGACGAGCGGTGCGTCATTCGCGCGCAGCTCAGCCCCTACGGGCAGCAGTTCCCGACGACCATCGGCGGCTTCGGCTTC